GCCATAATTTTAAGTTGTATTTGTTGTTAATAATAATTGTTTAAACATATGGAAAATAAGGGGAGAATTAACTCCCCCCAATTCCTATATAATTCATCTCTACTTATGCAGGGATGTGGATTGCGATGTCCTGTCCAATACCAAATTCAGTATCTCCAGTATATCTCATAATCACACGATAGTTTTGTGAACCATCGAGGTCAGCCATGTCTAAAACCTTAACTTCGTTGTAGTCTGACATCAAACCTGTTCCGAAGAATAAGTTAGATTTCTCAGCAGCAACCATATAAGATGCAGTCATACCTGGACACATTGCCAAATCGATACCATTAAAGTTCATTGGTTTTTCACCAACAGTAACTTGGTTGTTGTATCCGTTAGCGTAGTCAGTACCTAATACTTTTTGGTATGCCTTAGCAACGTTAGTTCCAACATAGATTAATAAATCTTCTTTACCGAATACAGTATCAGGAATTGCTTCGTAGATACCATTTAATGCAGCGATTACGTTAGTAGAATCGATTGCTCCAGATACAGCTGATTGAACAACAGCACCTGCACCACCTGCAGAAACAGAACCACTAAGAGCTGGTAAGAATCCTCTGAATTCACCATTAACTGCAGCAGAACCTTGCCATATAGAAGTTTCAGTTGCTTCAGCAACTTTACCACCTACATAAGAGATAAGGTAATCGTTAAAGTTAGCAGGAATCTCATCGAATGCAGAGTAGCCTAATTGTAAAGCTTCCCAAGAATCCAAGAAGTTTTGCTTACATAATTCCAAGTTTACTTGAAGTTCTTTTGGTGTCAATACTCTTTCAGAAAGAGCAACTGAGCCTGAAGTTGTGAAATCACAACTAGCATCGTGTACAATACCAGATACATCCAATTTTTGGATTACCTCTTTGTATTTTACGTTAGGAACAACGGTAATTAAATCGTTTTCCAAAGTTTTAGCACTCAATAAAGCAGCCGCAATATACTTACCAGCGAATTCCCCGGCGTATGTTGAAGTTACTGTTGGAAGAGCGAAATTTTGATTTTTTCTCATTTTTACAGAATTTTAATATTAGTTATAGAGTTTTGATAAAAAAGCTGATTGTCTGTTTGGTTTTCTACCAGCAGTTTTCTTTGTTACTTTCGAAGCCATTACTGGGGCTCCATCCAATTTAGGAAGTTCTTCTTCCTCAAGAATTTCTTCTTCTTCTACTTCGTCAACTTGCATGTCAGCTAGCTTCTTTTCAAGTTCCTCAATTCGGTAGCTCATTTCTTCAACGGTCTTTACAACCTCTTCTAAATTGATAACTACTTCCTCTTCTTTCTCCTCATCTTCAGAAATTTCTTCTTCCAATTTAGTAGAACCCATCTCATCCTCAGCTTTTGGTTCTTCAGTTGCTTCTTCAACATTCTCTCTGGTTTCAATGATTCCATCTTTAGTAATGATACGGATACGAACTTCGTTTCCTTCTTCATCCTTTAAGAATAATTCATGTTCTCCATTTGGTGCTGGTGATTTACTTCCATCTTCGGCAATTACCTCAACAGCTTCTCCAACATCGAATGTTTTAGACTCAACTTCTGTTCCATCCACTAATTTTGCGATAACAAAGTTAACTTCCTTTTTCGTTTCCGAAGATAGTAAAGTCATAATCTTGTTTAAGACAGTGTTTGAATTCATATTAATTAAGTTTAATTATTAAAGTTATAACAATTTTATTAGGATATTTCCAAAAATTGTTTTATATTGTAAGTATTTTTTTATACGTCTATTAAAATTTTATCAGGTCTTTCAAATGCTTGGGATGAAAGAGAAGCTGAATTAAATGAATGATACCAATAATCTCCTGCTTGGAATATATCATTACCACTATCATTTATTTGAAATCTATTTTCATAACGTAATACTACTAAACCATAAGAACCAGAACCAGCAGTTGCTTCAAAAGCACCACCACCACCAGAACCAAATGATGTAGCATCACTAGCATTGTTTGTTCCTAAAGCTGCATTACCACCACCATCAGTACCTAAACCAAAAGATTCTGTAACTGCACTATAAGCAGAACCACCACCACCTCCGGCAACAGTACCTACAACATCTAAAGAACTATTCCAATACCAATCATTTATAGTTGTACCATTTCCACCATTTCCACCAATAGCAACATTTGGATTATCAGTTGGACCATCATCACCATCAAAACCTACACGACTATTTCCAGCACCACCACCGGCTGCTTGGTCAAATATATCGTTAGTACCACCCGCAAATCCAGCACCACTAGGTCCACCAGTTTCATCAGCTCTAACAGAATCACCAATAGGGTGTCCACCTTGTCCTTTAAGAGAACTAGCTACACCACTTATATAAGAATCATAACCACGAAGTCCACGTCCACCACTAGTTGGGTTGGTACCTGGGTAATTTGCCCCTTCACCACCTAATCCGGTCATTACAAATATATTATCAGAACCTGTTGCAAATGTAAAAGAACCAGTTTGAATTTGTCCTGCTCCACCTCCACCACCGGCAAATAATGTTACATCATTAGCTGAACCACCACCGCCACCTCCAGCGATTACTAAGTATTCTATATCAATTGATTCTGTATATACAGGCCAAGCAACATCTATGTACTTACCATCCATTTTTAGTGATGTACTTATATCTTTATTTCCTAGTATTAATCTTTGCATATTATGTTAATTGAAAGTTTGTTGAACCTACTGTGGTAAATTTATGGTACCAATATCCTCCATCTTGAAATATTGTATCTCCACTTGTTGATAGTTGAGTAGCTGATAGATATCTAAGGATAACAATACCACTACCACCATCAGCAGATGTAAATGCTCCACCTCCACCACCTCCAGTGTTTACAGTTCCTGCAACACCGGTTGGTGAGTTTCCTTTGTTACCTCCGGCACCACCACCACCGATACCTCCAGAAGAAGTATTTACAAATCCACCACAACAGCCTCCACCACCACCTGCGTAATAGTTTGTATCTAACCATTGAGTTCCACTTCCACCAGTTCCACCCTGTTCATCTGTTCCGTTTCCACCAACAGTAGAAGCACCACCACCGGCACCACCGCCACCTGTAACCACACCACCACCTTGACCTAATCCATCACCACCATCGTTACCTTGTGTTGCAGTACCACTTGCTCCGGAAATACTTCCAAAGAAACCTCCTCCACCTCCAGAACCACCAGAGAAAGGAGCATTACCATTAGTACCACCTTTACCTCCTCCAATAGATGTAAAGCCTAAGAAGGTAGAATTATCACCACTATCATCAGTACCACCATCACCAATAACAATTGGATATATTGTATTTTTAGCTACAGTGTAAGATGAGCCGGATATAAATCCTCCTGCTCCACCTCCACCTGCGTTATCTCCGCCAGATGAACCACCACCAGCAACAATAAGATAATCAATCTCTATTGCACCTGCAAATGTGTCATCCCAGTCAGAAATAACGTATTTGTCACCCAACGCTATGTTGTTGAAGAGCTCCTCACCTAAATATATTTTATTAGTACTAGCCATATTTTAACAGTTATCTATTTGAGAGATAACACCATTCATTCCAATAAAGATTGATTTGTTTTGTGCCATCATCATATCTTGCCATCCAAAGTACATACTCATAGGTGCTGGATTCGTTTTCATTGAATCAGTAAACAATTGGTCATTAACCTCAGGTACTGAACTTCCTCCCATATTCATTGGGTCTTTTTGAATGTATAAATCATGTGAACTTCCCATACTAATAGCGTTACAAGCATCGATAGCCGTAGAAGTACCACTAGCCATCATTGGGTCTTGGTCCCATCCTTGAATAGAATCTGCACCAGGTGCAGGTCCTGGTCCTGCTCCAGCACAATTGTTAATCATTTCAGCTAATCCATTATTAACGTTTACTGATTTATTCTCAGCAGCTCCGAATTGGAATCCATAGTATCCATTTGGAAGTATTGAAGTTAAGGTATCATCACTATATAAAGTATCACCATACTCAATACTTCCTTGG